CACCAAGGTCCTCAAGACTATTGTTATGAGCAAGAGTGGAAGGAGTAGCAACATTTTGCGGACCAGTATCCGTATCTTTGTCTAACCAACTCGCAAAATAACTTGTTAAACCATTATCAGTCATAATATTCACACCGTTCACCCAACACTGAAGTTCTTTTACTCCTATTCTATCACTTCCTACACCTGAAACTCCTGTAGGTCGTCTTACTACAATTGTATCAAAATAAGTTTTTTTAGTTATGTTTCCATTTACTTCCAAATCTCCAGTCGTAAGTGAATTACATTCTAAATCCGTAGCAGAAGTAATCAGGTCTTGTTTGGTTAAAATATCTGCTGTATTCGTCGCCAAATCTTCCGTATGACTTTCGGTCACTTCATCTAATTCTGTTAATGCTGTTTGTAATCCGTCTGTTTTAGAAATACTTAAATCACCATCACCAATTACATCTTGCTTTCCATCTAATGAATTTTCTACATTTCCAATATTTGGAATGGTTAATGAGGTTTGGATATCTACTGAACCAGATACAATTAAATTGTTGCTAATAGTACCTCCAGAACTTTTAATTAAATATCTTGCGTCTAATTGGTCTAAATCAACGGACGAAGAACTTTGATTGGTTGAGTTGAAATAAACTCCTGTAAGGTCATAAAAACTATTGGAATACGTTGAATTAGAATAGGATGCCATATAATTAGTATGATATTTTAATTCTTTCAAAAAATATAATTTAGATAAAAAAATATAGAACTATATAAATGCTTCATATCAATAAAAAATATAAACCCGTGATGACTAAACCAGTCATGGAACAAGATACTACTACCCCAAGTATTCAAGGCAATGGACTACATGAACTCATTAGCAAAATAAAAGATTTGAAAGTAAGAGAGAACCACAAAAAGAGAAACTTTGATAAAATCTCATTTAGTTAAAAAAATATAATTACAAATTAAAATATCTTTTATAATTATAGAATGTCATCCGTAGCAGACCACGTTCAACTAATGAAATCCCAAGAAACGAAATACGATACCGTGTTTAACAAGCGAGAATGGTTGTCTATTAACGATACGACAACGCAATATGACCAAGGCACTTCTATTATAGAAACAACTGCTCTATCCAATAACTCCAAGTTTTTAGATTATAACAGCGGATATTTGAGTGTTCCGCTTTTGGTAACTCTAACGTCTAATGTTTCCGCCATAACTGGTATTGCGAATACTACTGCTCTACCTTATACCAAATCCGTAGGATTCAAACAATCCTTTTTAAGCATGATTAATTCCATCACAGTAGATTTGAACGGGCAACCCATGGTTCAACAGAATCAACTTATTGACATGTATAATCATTTCCGTCTTCTTACCAGTGAAAGTTGGAATACTCAAAATCGTTGGAGTACTATTGGTTTTTATCCTGATGTAGCGGAATCCGCTGGATTTAGCAGTGCGGATAGTATCTATGCTCCTGCGGGACAACCTGCGAATAACTCTACTCTTAATGAAGGGTTGGCGGAGAGATTGAAGTATGTTTTAGACGATGCGGGTAAAACCTTTAGCGGAGTAGACACCTCACCTTTGTCTAACCTCATCAGTAAAACGGAATTGGCGAAACTATATGTAAGTCACGTATCTAATCTAACTGCTGGAACGGCAGGTACTAAATCTCCCGTGGTTCAATATAGCGTAAAAGCAACTATTATGTTGAAAGATATTCATCCGCTTTTTGAAGTCATGCCGATTTCTAAATCGCTCAACTTTAAAATCCAAATCTTTTGGAATAACAGCGTGGTGACGGCGACGCACGATGGAACGGTTTGGACGGCACAAGCATCTCAATACAGAGCATACAACGGAACGCTTCCTCTAATGTTGAATAACTTTACAGATGGTTTTGCTGGTTCAGCTACTGGAGCTCTACGAGCATCGGTCTATGTAGGTGATACTTGTCACGATAGCACACAAAAAACAGTAACCAATAACGGACTATCTACTGGCGGGGTAGGAAAACAAGTTGAACTATGGGTACCTGCTTATCAAATGCTTCCTGATGTAGAAATGAGTTACGCACAGAATCACATGCGGGATATATCGTATCATGACTATTACCAATACGGACTTAAAAATGTTGCTAGTGGTGAAAGTTTCAATCATCTTGTAAGCAACGGTATTTCTAACCTTAAGGCGGTTCTCATCATTCCTCAACTCAACTCGCTTAATAACAATGTAAATGTTTTTGACGATGGTCTTCCTCAACTTATGGCACACATCAACAACTTTAACGTTCTTGTGGGTGGTTCTAATGTTCTACACCAAGACTCACGATACACCTACCAGCAATTCAATAACGAATTCTTTCACGAATTTGGAATCAACGGCAATCAATCCAGTGGTTTAGGTTCTTCGTTGATTGACTTTAAAGGGTGGTTGAAGAAACCTTATTACTACGTCAATTGCTCTCGTGTTCCAATGGAACAGCAAAATGCTTATCGTTCTCTACAGATTAAGGGCACGAACTCGTCTTCGCTTGCAGTGGATTACGTCATATTTGCAATTTATTCTAAATCCTTTTCTCTTGATGTAATCTCAGGCAATATTACTAAAACAGATTAGGTTTTAAAAAATATAATGAAATAAATAAAATATCAATCTTAAGTATATGAATATTACACTTGATTTATCCAAAGGGCAATTATCCAAACTACGAAACGGACATGGGATACGTATTACTCCTACTATGTTAGGCAGTGGCGTTGAGATGATTATAGACCCTATGACTTTTCATAATATCTCTAAAAAGATGGACCGTGGAAAAGGTGTGGTTATTAAAATGGGTTCTAACGAGATTGAAATGAATAAAATGGAAGGAACTGGTTTATTTGCCGGTGCTGGTAATAAGTCTGGTAAAATTAGTCGTGTTAAGAAAGCAGGTAAATGGACTGGGTATGTGGATGATACGGCAAGAATGGGTATTGATACGGGTGCTTACGGTTATAAAAAATATCAAGAAGCAAAGAATCCAATTCAAAGTGGGGTCAAAAAAATGTTCGGGTTCGGGGATATGGATATGGAGGGTGGTAAGATATCCATGGCGGCTATTAAACAATCCTACAATAAAAATGTAAAGAATACTAAATTAGGGAAAGCATTAAAAGAAACCGCAGGTACTGCACTTGGTCAGGTATATGACACAGGAACGAATATGATTGGAAATACACGATACCTTGGTGGTGTTGCTGACGCTTTGAAAAAAGGTAAAGCAAAAAATGTATCTAAGTTGGTTGGAATGTCTGGTTTAGGTCTAAAATTGGGAGAAGGAATGACAGATGCGAGATATCGCAGACCTATTACAATGGGAAATGGTATGCGTATTGGCGGTGGTATGTGTAAGGGTTGTGGTATGGAATATAACGACAAGTTCCTATTTTCAGACCAAGCATTATAATAAAAAATTGAAATGAACTTAAAGGTATAAGTATATATAATCATATATAAGATGCCTAAAACAGCAATGGATTACTCAAAATGTTCTATCTACAAAATAGAACATATTGAAAACGAAAGTTTAGTATATGTAGGACATACAACCAATTTTAATAAGCGGAAAGGACAGCATAAAAACAATTGTAAAAACGAAAACGACAAAAAGTTTAATTTTAAATTATATCAAATGATACGAGACAATGGCGGTTTTGATAGGTTTAAAATGATTGAAGTTGAAAAATATCCTTGTAAGGATAAGCGTGAAGCAGAACGAAGAGAAGATGAAATAATGAAAGAACTGAAAGCGAGTATGAATACTTATAAAAGTTTTACAACAGATGAAGAAAGGAAAGAATATCATAAGGATTATCATAAAGATTACTATAAAGATAACAGAGAAAGAATTAAAAACTATAAAGAACAATATTATGAAACTAATAAAGATAGTATTAAGGTAAAATTCAAACAATATCGTGATGACAATATAGATAAAATCAAACAATATCGTGATGACAATAAAGATAAAAAAAAGGAATATAACAAAGAATATCGTGAAACGAATAAAAATAAAATAAACGCTAAAATCACTTGTAAATGTGGTTGTGTAGTCACTACACAAAATATAAAACGACACGAAATAAATAAAAAACATATTAATCTAATGAACAAATTAATTCAATAATTACTATTTTTATATAAAATAATTATATTTTTATATAGTATGCTATCTAATCACGATATAGATGAATTAGTAATTAAAATGGGTATATCCAATTTCAAAGGTTGTTTCTATAAAGACAAATTGAAATCAGTACAACCTAATTCGTCTTATATTATTAATTTGAACAGTGAAATGGATGAAAAGGGAAATATAAACTCTGGAAGTCATTGGGTAGCACTTTTAACGAATGATATGAAACAATGTATCTACTTTGATTCGTATGGGGAACGAGAACCGAATGAAATTAGGAATCTATTGAAATGCAACCAGTACACGATAGGACATACAAGTAAGAATATTCAATCTCTAATGAGTAACTTATGCGGATTCTTTTGTTTATCGTTTATATATTTCTTGAGTGTATCAAAATATAGAACAAAGAATATCATCCATGATGCTTCTATTTTTCTTGATTTGTTTGAAGACTTGGATAAGATAAACGACGTTTATAAAAATGAATTCGTTTTGAGTTTATTCTTTACAGATACAAAAAGCAAAACATTACTATTGGGAAATAA